TAAGTATGGCTTGGTGAAGAAGGGTCCAGTTCTCCTTGCCCGCTCCGCCGCGTTTACAGAAGAGATGATTGCCTGGAATGTATTTAATCTAGGCTTTACCTCTGCTGTAACCACGGGAGATGGGCTCTCTCTCTTTAACAACCAGCATCCTCTTCTCGGAGGCGCAGCGGCTACTAACCTGGCTCCTGGAGCTTCTAACGTGATTTCCCTCGCGGGAACCTGGCCAAATCGTCCTTCTACGGATATTGATTTTAGTGTCGCTGGTCTTCAGCTTGCTACGAATCATGCTGCTAGGATGATTGATAACCAGGGATTCCCGATTAACCTCCGGTGGAAGTATCTTATCACCCCCCCTGAGCTTCGGTTCCTGGTACGCGAGATCCTTGGGTCGCCGGGCAAACCTTATACCGCGGACAACACGATTAACTCGCTGTTGCCGGAGGATTATAAGAACCTGGAGATTCCGTGGCTTACCTCCCCTTCGGCGTGGTTCCTTGCTGCGGAGAAGGAAGATCATACTCTCCGTGTGTATCATCGTGAAAGGGCGAAGACGGATTTTGACGATGACTTCGACTCTGATGCGTTGAAGCAGAAGACCAGGCTTCGTATCTCTGCTGGATCGACTCGTTGGCAGGGTGTTTGGGGTACATCTGGACCGTAGGGAAAGGGGATTCAAATGGGGGATGGGCTTCGGCATACAAATCTCACGGGGGCATGGCATTATTGCCCCCGGTGTGATGAGAAGACGAAGATCGGAGACATGCAGTGGCAGAGGGGATTACTCCTCTGCCCTACTTGCGTGGATAAGAAACTTCTAGGGGATAGGGAGATTGCCATCGCAGCGGTTTTAGAGGATGGGAAAGAAGAACTGGCCCCGGTGGAGAAACTTCGTCTCCCATATGAATACACGGAAACTGAGGATTTCATTGTTTAACAAGGCAGCGGTGCTGCTGAGAGGAGTTAGATATGAGTATTACTGATGGACGTTGGGAGGGGAATGTTTCCTTTCCTGATATGCAAATGGTCTGGGGAGCACAGTCATTCTCTGTCGTCTCAGGCACTGCACCTTTGACTGTAGGGGGATCTGGACTTTATTCTCTTAACGTGCCAGCATCTACTACGGCTAACTTGCTTTTGAATCTTGATGCTATTCCAGTGCGAACTGGTGTTCTAGCTTCTTCTTATGATCAAGAGCAATTTGGAACGGCGGCTGGTGTAGCGGGGCCTTCTTCCGTAGCGAACACCTCTGGACCACTGGCACTCTCTCCTGGATTCCCCCCTATCACAGCTGCAAATATGGCTACGATAGCAGGCTCTATAAATGGAACAGGAACTGGAATCCAAAGGGGCGCAATTCCTAAGGGAATTCAAATTGATTCCATTGATGTGATTTACGCTGTCAACGTTGCAAACGCTACCTCAGTTCAATGCGCTCTTGTGAAGACCGTTTTCGCAAACGGCGTTGCCCCTGTGGTATCGAATCTGATTCCGCTTGGAGCAAATGGCCTCCCAGTGGCAACTGCGGCTACTCCATATCTTACTAACGTTCCTGTTCCATCTCCTGCGATGATTACGAACTCGGATAATATTATTAACTGTCTCGTAAATATCGTAACTCCAGTTTCTTCCACAGTTACCTTTTATGGCATCGTAACCCGTTGCCATTACAACTTTAATTAAGGAGGCTTCAAGTGGCGAATGATTTCACAGGGAGAATCCTCCGAATTACAAATACAGGAACCATTCCACTGGCTAACCTTAAGGTAAAAGGCGGCAACTGGACTGGTGGAACTCCTGCGGATGTATTCACTCTTACTGATGTAGCCGGGCGATCTTATAGTTGGACATTTCCTGCTGATGGTAGTGAGGTTGCTATTTATGAACTAGGGTGGCTATCTGGTCCGGTTGTTATCACTGCAATTCCACATGGGCAGGTTCTTCTGTTCCTTGCAACGAAATAAATCCAAAAGGAGCTTCTATGGGACATATTAAAACCACTCCACAGGTAGATGATAAGGGCCAAGAGACTGGAAATATTGGCCTTGAGATTACCTATGGAGGAAAAGAAGCTCCGTTTGGAGGAATGGATACGAGCGCGCCTCCAGCATATATCGCGCCGAACTGTGCTGTTTTAATGAATGGAATGCTAGTTGTGGATAATCAGCTGGCATGTGTTACATTTGAGAGCTTGCCAACTCCTGTTCTATGGGGTGGAGTTACTGGAGCTTCGCTTTTAGCCGCGGGGTCGTTCTATTCTTCTATCTATGGGACGCTGAATTATATTCTCGGTGAGAAGGCAACTGTCGTTACCGGGCCTCCCGCGGGAGTTGATTATACGTATTATATGACCGCATGGGTTCCTGTTCCTGGGGGGCCTCCTGTTGTGGTTTATGATGATACGTTGGAGTATACATTATACAACGAACTCGTACTAGCAGTTTCAGCCTCCCTTACGCTTCCACTTCTTGCAGCAGGGCAGGCTTCCATTGCACTTCAAGGAGCTGGAGCGGTTGTTACGATTGAGACGATTACCTCGTACAACGCTGCTGATCCTCACACGCTTACGTATCCAGGTCAAATTCTAACGGCTTCAATCTCTGGTGGGACGGGATATACCCCTGGGCAGGTTTGCTACGTCCAACAAGGAGATGATGCCTCTGGGAGTGTTACAATTGATACTGTAGGGACGGCTGGGAATATCCTTACGGTTACGCTTAACCAGAATTTCCCCTTTACTACCACGAATCAAATTCCCTGCGTAAGTTGTGGATATGGATACTCCGTAGGAAGCGCAGCTCTGGTAACTCCTGGGACTTTAAATACATCTCTAGAGATCACAAATGGAGCCAGCACTAATACGTATACTGTCGTATCTCCTTCTATCGAGACGATCGCAAATGCGAATGCAAATGGAACTGGGTCACTTCCTCTTATCGAGATCACTCGTTCTGGGTTGCTGGTACAGTTTAACACGACAACTTTTGTATCCTCTCCAGGTTCAGGTTATGCTGTTGGGGATTATTACTACGTCGTGCAAGGAGTTGATTCTGCGGCTATATTTCTTATCACAGGAGTTACCTCCTCTGGTGGTATCGTAACGGGAATTATCGTTAACTCTGGAACTCCAGGAGTGTCTACTTATTCCGAGGGAACGACAGCAATGCTTGTTCCTGTTCCGATAACGCAGGTTATCAGTAGCGCATCCTCAATTCTTACCGCGATGGCTGCGGCTATCGATGGAGGAGGAGCTTATGCTGCTGATCCGAATGTAATTGCATCTGTATCTTCTGATGGAAGTTCGCTTGTGCTCTCTGCAGCACTTCCGGGGGCCGCAGGGAATGCGATTGCGATTCAGGATCTATCCTTCGTTACTGGAGCTACTACGCCGTACTATTACTTCCCTGCGAGAACTCCATTGTATCTCTCTGGAGGTAAGGATGCGTATACCGCGGCTAATCCCACGGATACTCCTCCAGCATCTTGCGTCGCTGTTGGAGGAACGCTTTATATTGGGAACGTAGGGCCGGTGATTTTGAAATACATTCCTGAATCTTTTCAGGTTTCAACCTTCTATCAAGGGGTTAAGACGCTAAGGCGCTTCGCAGGTTCTTTGATCGGGCTAGGGATGATCTCAGCTTCTGGAGTAGTTAATACAAACCAGGATATGATGTTTCTCTGGAGCGCAGCACAGAATCTTGATATCTGGGCTCCTGTAACGGCAACTGGGAATATTACGGGGGCTGGATTTGAGCAGCTCGCAGATATTAATGATTTCCTAACTGGACTGATCGTCTCGAATAACACGGCTTTTATCATTCGTTCCCAGGGCCTCAGTTACGCTAGCGCACTTGCTAGTGGGACTAATCCTTATCAGATCTCACACGTAGCTCTTGGAGATAAGGGAGAGGGGGGGCAGCTTCCAGCCCTTGTTACGCAGTATAACGAGAGCGGAGTCTTCGTAGGAAATACGGACATCTACCGTGTGGCAGGTTCGCTTACCTCCATTGGGACGAAGATCAGGGCTTCTTTTTATACAACTCTAGCAACTAATGCGGGGGCGCTACTCTCCTCTGGAGCTTGCTCTGTTTACATAGGAGGGCAGGTTTTTCCACTTGTGATTCTAGCTATTGAGGGAATGCTATATACCTTCGTAGCTATGAATGATACCTGGGGGCAGATTGCATTTTATGACGCTGGAATACTCGTGCAACTCCTTTGTCCCTTAGCGCTTGGGCCTTCTGTTTCTGGGGATGGAAATTTCTCCCAAACTGGAATGACATTGGTGCAGCAGACTCCTAGTATTGGGTGGAATGGAATAGTAGTCTCGGTGCTAACAGATGCAGTTCCTACCTCTGAAAGCCCTAGTGCCAGTTCCGTTGTCTTTGGGCAGGAGGAGATTGCATTTGGAAGGGATGTTACGATTGAATCTGTGTATCTTGCGTACTTTGCAGTAATCACAGCTCCACTTACCATAACGGTGTTGATCTCAGGAGTTGTATTTTCAACCTTAGTTATCAACGCATCTTCTCCTGGAGATATTCCACAGGAGACTAAGGTATTCTTTAACGCCCCTGGAATCTTCACCGCGCACTCTCCCCAGCTCTCTCTTGAGGTACAAGCGGATATCTCCGAGGGGGTAGATCAGTTTTATTTTACCAAGATTCAGATGTATGGCTCCTTTGATCCGAATCAAAGCCCTGTATAGGAGGGGACATGGCACGTAGCGTAAATCCAGTGGACATGGCTATGGGGCTGC